ACCATCCTGTTAACGAGGCTTCTCGTTCTAAAATGATGCATTAAACAATGAACATTAAGATTCCGTATACTCCCAGAAAACATCAAAGTTATCTACATCAACAAATCAATAAACATAGATGGAGTGTGCTAGTTTGTCACAGAAGGTTCGGTAAAACAGTATGCATGATAAACCATTTAATTAAATCAGCTCTAACCTGTAATTTGAAGAATCCTAGATTTGCATATATTGCTCCAACATTTAAACAAGCTAAGTCTATTGCTTGGGATTATATGAAGCAGTTTACAGCAAAGATCCCAGCAACGAAGTTTAACGAAACAGAACTTAGAGTTGATTTACCTAATGGTGCTAGAATTACATTACTTGGAGCAGAAAACTCAGATGGATTAAGAGGTATTTATCTTGATGGTTGTGTGATCGATGAGTACGCAAACATTGAAGGAAAATTGTTTGCAGAAATCATAAGACCGGCATTATCTGACAGAAAAGGATACTGCGTCTTTATTGGAACACCTGCCGGAATGAATAATAATTTTTATGATTTATACCAACACGCTAATGGTGCAGAAGATTGGTTTAACTACAAAGCTAAAGCAAGTGAAACTAAAATTGTAGATCCAGAAGAATTAGAGAAAGCAAGAGAAGTTATGGGTGAGAAAAAGTATATGCAAGAGTTTGAGTGTGATTGGATAGCAAATATAGAAGGTGCAATCTATGGAGACGAAATGAACAAACTAGATGATAAAAAACAACTATCTAGAGTTCCCTACGATCCCACTTTGCCTGTCTCAACTGCATGGGATCTCGGTGTCGCAGACCACAGTAGTATTATATTCTTTCAACAGAAAGGAACATCAGTACAGATAATAGATTATATTGAAGAAAGGGGTCATGGATTACCACACTATATTCAGTTGCTAGACGAAAAACCTTATGTTTACAAAGATCATTTTGCACCACACGATATTGAAGTGCAGGAGTTCGGCAATGGAAAAACCAGAAGAGAGATAGCATATCAACTTGGAATTAGATTTAAGGTAGTACCGAAGCTACCAGTAGAAGAAGGCATCCACGCAGTAACCATGTTGCTCAACCGATGTTGGATTGACACAGACCATTGCAAAAATCTCATAGATGCGTTAAGACATTATCACCGGAAGTATATTGATAAAAATAGAATGTTTAGATCAAAGCCGGTACATGATTGGAGTTCACACGCTTGTGATGCAATGCGTTACCTGGCAGTTGGACTACAAGAATTAAATACTAGACAAACTGCTCCACAAAGTGTAGCAGATAATGATTATAGGATTATGTAATTATGGGTTCAATTTTAAAACCAAAGACACCAAGTTTGCCACCAGTTCAACCTTTGCCGGAACCACCGGATACAGAGTTGTCAGAAGCTGAGCAAAAAAAATTAGATGCCGAAATGGCAGCTAAAGAAAGACGAAGAAGAGGAAGAAAATCAACAATCAAAACTTCACCACTTCTTGAAATGGAAGAAGCAGATGTGGAGAAGAAAACTTTATTAGGATAATTATGTTAGAGAAAATAAAAAAAGCTATTAAAAAAATGAAACCTGCAAATAAAAAAGCAGAACCTAAATTTAACAACATGAATGATTTACAAAAAGGTGTAGCAGTAAACAAAGAAGCAAAATCTGAAACTGTATCTGAAACTAAATCATCTTTAACATTTGGAAAATAATTATGGGATCTAATAGTGCATCAACTGGTGGAGGTGGAGGAGGAGTTGGTCCAGCAGGTTTAGTTACTAATAAGAAAACAGGTAAGACTAGATATGGAACTGCAAAAGACGCAAAGAAAGTTCAAAGAAGAAATGAATTAAGAACTTTTATAAAAGAAGGTGGGGTTACTGGAGCAATTATAAAAGGTATTACAGGAAAAACTCCTTATGAAATGAATTTAGAAAGACGAAAAAAATTTGTTAAATCTAAAGGTTTAACAAGTGATGATATTAATATGGATGCTTCTTATCTTGGATCAAAAGAAGGTTTAGCAGAATTAAGAAAACAAGGTTATACAACTGTATCAGATACAGTTAATACTGGTGGTGGTAATGACAATAATGGAAATCAAGTTGTACAAGCACCTGTTCAAAAAGTTGAAGAGTTACCACAACAAGTTAAAGCACCAGAGTCTGTAATGACTTCAGAAGAAGCAAGAGCAAAAGCAAATTTATTACTTAAAAAAAAGAGAGGAACAAGAACTAAAAGTTCTCTAATAGCTACATCTCCTCAAGGTATAACAGATGATAAAGGTTTAACTTTGGGTCAAAAAAGTTTATTAGGATAATATGCAAACAGATTTAACAAAAAAATTATTAAAAAGATTTGATAGATTAAAATCTAACAGACAAAACTGGGAGTCTCATTGGCAAGAAGTTGCAGACTATATGCAACCAAGAAAAGCAGATGTAACTAAATCAAGATCTAAAGGTGACAAAAGAACTGAATTAATTTTTGATAGTTCACCATTACAAGCAGTAGAATTACTTGCTGCCTCACTTCATGGTATGTTGACAAACCCTTCTACAACTTGGTTCTCATTAAGATTTAAAGGTGAAGAACTTTCAGATAACGATGAAGCAAAAGCCTGGTTAGAAAATGCTACTGAAGTTATGTACAAAGCTATTAACAGATCAAACTTTCAACAAGAAATATTTGAACTGTATCATGATTTAATTACATTCGGTACTGCAGCAATGTTTATCGAAGATGATGAAGAAGATGTTTTAAAATTTTCTACAAGACATATTAATGAAATTTATATTTCTGAAAATGATAAAGGTAGAATAGATACAATATTTAGAAAATTTAGATTAACTGCTAGAGCTGCAATACAAAAGTTTGGTGAAAATGTTTCAGACAGTATTGTAACTAAACATAAAAAGGATCCATATGAAGAAGTAGAAATACTTCATGCAGTATATCCTAGAGCTGACTTTGATCCTAAGAAACAAGATAAATCTAATATGCCATTTGAATCTGTTTATTTAGAAGCAGGAACAGGTGATGAATTATCTGTATCTGGATTTAGAGAGTTTCCTTTTGTAGTACCAAGATACTTAAAAGCATCACACGAAATTTATGGTAGATCTCCTGCAATGACAGCATTGCCGGATGTTAAAATGCTAAATGAAATGTCAAAGACTACAATCAAGTCTGCACAGAAACAAGTTGATCCACCTTTACTAGTTCCAGATGATGGATTTATACTACCAGTAAGAACAGTACCTGGTGGTTTAAATTTTTATAGAAGTGGAACAAGAGATAGAATTGAACCATTAAACATTGGAGCAAATACTCCATTAGGTTTAAACATGGAAGAGCAAAGAAGAGATTCAATTAGAAATGCTTTTTATGTAAATCAATTAATGATGCAAAGTGGTCCACAAATGACAGCAACAGAAGTTATCCAAAGGAACGAAGAGAAGATGAGATTACTTGGTCCAGTTCTTGGTAGACTTCAATCTGAATTATTAAAACCATTAATCGATAGAGCATTCTCATTATTGATTAGAAAAGATTTGTTTGGACCTATTCCAGAATTTTTATCTGGTCAAGATATAGAAATTGAATATGTATCTCCATTAGCTAAAGCACAAAAATCTGCAGAGTTACAATCAATTATGAGAGGTATAGAAATTATGGGTCAACTATCAAATGTTGCTCCAGTATTTGATCATTTAAATATGGATAAACTTGTTAAACACTTAATGGATATTGTTGGAGTTCCACAAAAAGTTTTAAAATCTTCTAGTGAACTTCAAGATGAAAGAGAACAAGCACAACAACAACAAGCACAACAACAACAAATGAATCAAATGCAACAAGTTGCTGAGTCTGCAGGTGCTGCTGCACCAATGGCAAAAGCATTACCAGAAGAAACTAAAGCATTAATAGAGGAAAATTAAAAACCATAGAAAGGATCTTATGCAAGATGAAAAAGCTGTACAAGCATATATAAAAAAATTAAAAGAAGATTATCAATTCACATTTTCATCAGAGGAAGGTAAACAAGTTTTATCTGATCTGGAGAAGAGATGTCATTATCATACTTCAACCAATGTAAAAGGTGATAGTCATGAAAGTGCATATCAAGAGGGTCAACGAAGCATCCTTCTATTTATTAAACAAATGCTTCAAAAGGAAAAGGATAAATAATGTCAGAAGAACAGATAACACAAACTGATGTGCCTGTAGCAGAGACAACTGAAACTACTACAGAAGCACCAAAACAAGAAACACAAATAGAGCAATCAGTTCCAACTGTTGCTAAGTCTTGGAAAGAAGCAATCTCAGAAGAATTTAGAGAAGATCCAAACATTGCTAAATTTACAGAGATAGATGCGTTAGCTAAATCTTATATCAATGCTACAAGAATGATTGGTCAAGATAAAGTTGCAGTACCAAATAATAATTCAACAGATGATCAATGGAATGAAGTTTATGATAAACTTGGCAGACCAGAATCACCAGACAAATATAAACTAGAAGCTAACTCAGATGTTGTACCATTAGATGAAAGTGCAATAAAACAATTTGCAGAGAATGCTCACCAACTTGGTTTAAATAATAAACAAGCACAAGGTATCTTAGAGTTTTACAAAAATTCTATGGAAGGTTCTGCACAACAAACTAAAATTGATACTGAAACTTCTCAAGCACAAGCCGAACAAGAGTTAAGAAAAGAATGGGGTAGATCTTATGATGATAATATTAAAAGAGCTGCTCAAGTTGCTAAAGCTAATATGAACGCAGAAATATTAGATTTAACTTTATCAGACGGAAGAAGATTAGGTGATCATCCAGAAATCATTAAAGGTTTTGCAAACATTGCTAATCTTATGTCAGAAGATAAAATGATTGGTACTGGAGAAGATAATGCTACATCCGGCAGAGATCTTAATGAAGAGATAAGTAAAATTGTTAATGATCGTGATGGACCATATTGGAATAAATCTCACCCAGAACATGATAAGATAGTACAACAAGTGTTCACTTTAAGATCGATGATGAATGACTAAAGAAGAAATAAGACTAGAAATATTAAGAGCAGTATTGGAAAGTGGATCGGAGTTAATTAAATCTGATCCCTTGCCAAGCTGTGAAAAATATTATAAATGGGTTTCTATGGAGAATGAAAATTCTTCTAAGAAAAGTAAGACAACTCGAAAGAACCTTACTGACAACAAGGAATAGACTTGTAGTCTAAAAGACTTTAAATCCAAGAGAAGCCAGAATTTCTGAGAACTCCTCTGTTTTGTTTTAACATTAACTTAACAATGAAGGAGACATAATATGTCAACTCAAATAACTACAGCATTTGTAGAACAATATAGTTCAAATGTACAAATGTTGTCACAACAAAAAGGTTCTCTTCTTAGAGATAAAGTAAGATTAGAATCTGTAACTGGTAAGAACGCATTCTTCGATCAAATCGGAAGCGTTACTGCTACAGTAAGATCAACTAGACACTCTGACACTC